GAAATCTTAAAAGTTGTAGAATATGAAGACATTATTGTGCGAGATACTTCTGTAAGATGGATGGATTTTAAAAGGTGATTAAATGGGACTTATAACAACGCTAAAAAGGTGGTTTAACATGATTTTCAAAAAGCAAGCCGAAGAGGACTTTAATATCCAGGCGGCAGAATTCCCAGAGATGGAAGCGCTGATTAACCGGTGCGCGAACATTTACAGGGGAGTACCGGAATGGCTAGATGATAAGAATAATATCAAAACGATTAATTTTGCTAAATCTGTGTGTTCTGAGACTGCCAGACTTGCAACACTGGCGATCGGCATTCAGATTGACGGCTCTACAAGGGCAGCATGGTTGCAGGAGCAGATTGATAAGGTATACTTCCAGATTCGGCACTGGGTGGAATATGGCTGTGCCTACGGAACAGTATTTATCAAGCCAAATGGTGAGAGCCTTGATGTATTTACTCCAGCAGATGTGATGATTGTGGATTATGATAATCAGGAAATCAAAGGGATTATATTCAAGGACTCTTATACGGTTGGGCGGAAATACTATACGCGGCTTGAATATCATAGATTTGTTGAGACAACAGTGGACGGAGTGACAACCTATCCGTATTATGTTTCAAACAGAGCCTATGTATCAAAATCCCCTCAGTCAATCGGTGATAAGATCGACCTCAAACAAACCAAATGGGCTGACCTCATGGCAGATACTCCGCCGATTCTCAAAGCAAACGGTGAGAAACTGGACGGACCATTGTACGGAGTACTGCGGACACCGCAGGCTAATAATGTGGATATTAGCACGCCACTGGGACTTCCGATATTTGCAGAAGCCATTGAGGAGTTAAAAGACCTCGATATTGCATACAGCAGAAACGTCGGAGAGATTTTTGATTCGCAGAAGATTGTTCTGGCAGATGACAGATTGCTGATGCCAAGCGGTGCACCTGTAGCAACCATGTCACCACAGGGCATGGAGAACAGACGTAATGAGATGAACTTACCGCACTTTGTCAAGAATGTATTCGGACAGGACGAGAAAGAGTTCTATAAAGAAATCAATCCGCAGCTCAACACAGATACCCGTATAAGCGGCATAAATGCCCTTTTAAGCCAGTTGGGGTACAAGATTGGATTCTCCAACGGGTACTTTGTATTTAACGAATCCAGCGGCATTCAGACAGCTACAGGAGTAGAAGCAGAACAGCAGAGGACAGTGCAGTTCATTAAGGATGTAAGGGATAAACTGGAATCCTGTCTGGATGAAGTTATTTACGCATTGAACGTTTATGCTGATCTGTACGGACTTGCACCTGTCGGAGCTTATGAAGTCAATTATGATTTTGGAGACATCCTCTATGTCAGAGAAAACGACCGTGCGAGATGGTGGCAGTATGTGACCACTGGAAAGGTTCCGGCATGGATGTATTTCGTGAAATTTGAAGGAATGACGAAAGAAGAAGCTGTGGCAATGCAAAAAGAAGCAGAAAGTACACAAGAAAAAGGATTATTTGATGATGAATAAAAAAAAGAGGGATTTAAATGCGGAAAACAAAGCAAGTGGATTATTCGGGGGAATAGCCTATGAAGATCAATAATCATGTTGGAAATGTACATATCAAATTCGATACAAAGAGAATTGATGCTAATTTGAAAGAAGCACAAACGAAACTGAATATGCAGATTGTAGCGGACTGCGAGCCTTATGTACCTTTTCAGCAAGGAGCATTGAGAAGTAGCGTAAGATATCCGCAGGGAATTGATGGCGGAGAGATTGAATATGATACTCCTTACGCTCATTATCTGTACACGGGCGAGGTATATGGTCCGAATATTCCGCTCAAGGATGCACAAGGCAATATTATCGGATGGACATCTCCACCTAAAAAATCACCCACAGGAAGAAGATTACAATATCATACACCAGGGACGTCTGACCATTGGTTTGAGCGTGCTAAGCAGGAACATCTATCTGATTGGGTGAGGCTTGTAAAAGAAACGGCAGGTGGTAAATAATGCTTCCTCCAGAGTATTTCCACGGAAAAGAAAAAAAGATCCTTGCAATTTATCAAGAACTAGAAGATTTTATAATGACGGACATTTCCAGGCGTATTCTCCAGACTGGCGGTATGACCGCCACAGCTGATCGGCTCATTTGGAAGCTCACGCAAATGGGAGAAAGCAGAGTTGCCATTGAACAGAAACTGCAGAAGCTTACAAAAATGACACAGCCAGAGCTTAGACGGATTCTGCGAAATGCCGTGATGACTTCCTGGGACAATGATAAAGATATCCTTTTAGGGATTGATGAGAATATAAGTCCACCATTGGAGAATCCAGAAGTGATAGCGGTGATGGATGCAGAGTTTAAAAAGACATTGGGAGAGCTTAGCAACCTGAGCAGGACAACCATAAATCAATCTCAACGTGATCTAATTAATCTGCTGGACAAAGCCGAAATCCGTGTTGCTTCCGGTGTGCAATCCTATACCACTGCAATTTGTGATGTGTTGGACAATTATGCACAAAAAGGAATCATGGTGGATTATCCAACAAGCGGTGCAAAAAGAACCCTTGAAGCAGCTGTGAGGTGCTGCGTAGTCACAAGTATGAACCAGACAGCGGCGCAGGTGACGAACCAATACATTGTCCAGGCAAAGACCAATTACGTCCTCGTATCGGCTCATTTAGGCGCGAGAACCGGCAAGGACGAAATTTCCAACCATGCCGGATGGCAAGGTAAAGAATATCGTCTGAGAGGATCAGAACCAGGTTATCCGAACTTGGCAGAGCATACAGGGTACGACATTGACCCGAAGACAGGACAGGGAATTGTTATTATTCCGGGAGGATTGCATTCTTATAATTGCCGCCACAGTCACCAGCCATGGGCAAAAGGCTTACGGAATCCCTGGGCGGATGAACACAAGATTGATTCTGAAGAGAATAAAAAGATCTATGAAGATACCCAGAAACAACGAGCAATGGAACGTTCAATCAGAGCGACTAAACGCAAGCTGATAATGAAGAACGAAGAAATCAACTCAGACGATGTACCAGAATCTGAAAAAGAAAAACTAAGATCGGAATATGATCGAATGGCTTTTAAACTGACTGAACAGAATAAGGAGTATAATAAATTCTGCGAGGAAAACAATCTTGCAGCACAATATTACCGTAACAAGGTAGCAGACTTTGGATATAAGCAGCAGTCCAGGGCAAATGCAGGAGCAAAAAGATTTATGAGGGCAAAGTGAGGTAGATATGGAAAGATGGGTATATTTTAATCCGAATCCAGCCGGGAATCGTGTGGGCGACTGTGCTGTCCGGGCGATATGCAAGGCGTTAGAGCTTGACTGGGAGACGGTATTTACAGGATTAATGGTATATGCTTGCTCACTATCAGATATGCCAAGCGCTAATTATGTATGGGGATCATATTTGGCAAGGCATGGATATCACAGAAAGCTTGTGGAACAGTCAGAGAGGTATATTTATACAGTCAATGATTTCTGCGCAGATCATCCTACTGGTACATACATTCTTTGCATAGATGGCCATGTGGTGACGGTACAAGACGGCAAATATTATGATACATGGGATAGCGGTAATGAGGTCCCGGTATATTACTGGGAAAGGAGCTTATAAAAATGAGCATACAGGAATTTATCCAATTTTTTCTTTCAATTTGTGGAGGGGTATCAATTATTGGAGGGGCAGCAGCTGTTATTTTTAAATGGATTGCTCCGGCATTCAGGCTTAATAAGCGAGTGGAAATCCTGGAAGACCATGATAAAAGAGATTTTGAAACGTTAAAGAGAATAGCTGAGAGAGATTCCCTTATCCTGGAGGTCTTGTCAACCATGCTAGACAGTCAGATCAACGGGGACAACGTCGAGGAATTAAAAAAAACAAAACAGAAGCTTACAAATTATCTTGCACAGAATCAGCGTTAATTGCATTAATAAGAGGTATGCTCATGAAATTATATGTGTTCACAAAGAAAGATATAGACAGATTCTTAGTAGAGTGTAATTTTACACCGGATGAAGAAAGATTGTTCCGGTTGAGATGTAAAGAATACACGCTTGAATACTGTGCTGAACAGATGAACGTGAGCATATCTACGGCGAAACGATTAAGCCGCCGAGTAAACAATAAAATAATCAAAGTGTGCTGATACTTTTTGGATACTAATTAGAGCCAGAAACGACCTGTTTCCGGTTCTTTTTTTATGTAAAAATATAATCAGAAAGGCGGTGTATAAGATGGCATTATATAACAATCCT